GCAATGGATCGTACACAATTTCCAGACGGTAGCAGAATGTTACCTGCGTTACACGGAACTGGTCGTCTAGTTAAAGCAATGACTAGTGAAATTGAAATGACTCCTACTACTGGTGCATCAATTCAATTATCTGAATTAAATCAGATTATTGCAGAACAGCGTGGAGTTAGCGTTGATGAGCTTTCTCTAAAAGAAGGTGTACTTGATAAACCAGTTCCAAGTGAAATTAAAGATTTACCTGGAATGGTAACTGCAACAGTAACCGAAAGTGTAGATGAAACTTTACCAGAAGGATCTACTCCAGAAGTTAGTGCTAAATTTTATCGTAGCCAGGCTGATAAGCTAGCCAAACAGGCAGCTGAATTTAGACGCAAAGCCGAGGAGTTGGTTCCTACCAAAAAAGCTAAGTGACAAAATCGGGAAGAATTCTTCCCAAGGATGTCATAGCACATTGGCCAGAAGTATTTGGCGAGGTTGAACTTAATGTGATGCCTCTCAAGTACTTGCATACCGTTTTGGTCAATTTTAAAGATGGCAAAACTTGGGAAATAAAAATAACAGAAAAAACCAAGCGAGAAGGATGGCCTGCTTTTGAAAAGAGTCTTGCCGAGATCTGCAAAACCTACGAAGAACGGATCGAGAACGTTGATTTTAAATTAGACACAGAACGTGTTAAAAAAGACATTAAAAAATCCACTGATAAATTTTTAAAGAAACGGAAGCTATAAATAATGCATGTTCGATTACTCAGTTACAGCCAGCCAACACAGGAATTTGCAGATATGGGCATTGCAGATGCGCAAGAACTCATTGCGTATTGCGCCCGTGTGTCCAATCCCTCCAATCAACTCAACACAGACACATCAGAAAAACTCATCAGATACCTCATCAAACACCAACACTGGAGCCCACTCGAAATGGTCTCCGCCTGTATTGAAATCACAACCACAAGAGATATTGCACGACAGATCCTTAGACATCGTAGCTTCAGCTTCCAAGAATTCAGTCAGCGATATGCTGACCCTACTAAAGACCTGTCGTTTGTATTGCGAGAAGCACGACTCCAAGATACAAAAAATAGACAAAACTCTGTAGAACTAGACATGTCAATCGATGCAGATCGTTTCTTAGCGGCCGGGTGGGAAAACATTCAACGTGGTGTTACATTGAAAGCATTAGAAGCATATGAATGGGCTATTGCTAATGGCATTGCTAAGGAGCAGGCCCGTGCAGTATTACCAGAAGGTCTTACAGAAAGTCGCTTATATATGAATGGAACACTTCGTAGTTGGATTCATTTTATTGAATTACGTAGTGCTAACGGCACTCAGAAAGAGCACCAAGAAGTTGCTATAGCGTGTGCTAAAGTTATTGCAGAAATATTTCCAATGACTACTGACCTTGTTGCTGGTTGAACAATACCTTTAAATAGTCAAAGTCATTTATCTTAGATAACGCCTCTTTATTAGAGGCATTTTTTTCACCATACACTTTACCTGCAAGTGCACCTGCAATAGCATATACTCCCCAAGGTCTATCTTCCCCGATAGTACACCAGCTAATTAATCTACTAGTTGTTTCAGCGTCGTCTTGTCTATCTATTGTTCTACTAGATAACTTAACACACTCTCTAAAAGCACTGCGCCATGTACTAAAGGCGTCTGTATTAAATGATGTAATATTACTAACTTCAGACAATGCTTTAAATTTATCACTAATACTTGTAGACATATCGGGTTTAGATGTATCCATATTCATTGTTAGTTTTTTTGGTAATAGTTTTACGCCACCATACCCATATTCTAGATCATTAATAGGATTACAACTTCTCCAAACATGCACTGTGTCAAAATCATCATCAGCTACTTTATAATTAAAATTAAATGTATCTAATATTTCAGCATCACCATCAACTACCCAAAACATTTTTGTAAAAGACTTCTTTGCGGCTTCTATATGTGCTTGATGTATACCAGTTATGCCATCTATTCGTTTAGAGAGATGGAATCGATCTTTCAACACAGAAAAGTTTTTTTCTGCATTTGGCTCGTTGTAGCTAATAAAGATTATATCGTACATTATCTTCTATGAATAATTCGTGGAGTATTTAGGTAGACTTTTTTAAAGAACTTGCTGCCTGCACTATCTAAATTTGATATTTCTAAATTTAATTTTGTTCTAAGTTCAGCACCTAAAAAATTAATATAAGCAGTTGTAAGATCTGGATCTCCAGAACCATGTTGTTTTTCCCAATGCTCTGTTAACCATTCAAAATCTCGAACATTACTGTAATCCCAATCAGTACAATTGGTCATGTGACATCCTTCTCTTGCCCCTAATACTGACCATATACCGTGTTCGACATCGGCGCCAACGCTACACCATATTAATAATCGATGATAATTTTGCCACCATATATCTCGTTGTAAATTGTCAGTCTTTGCTCCTTGGTTCAGTGTCATTTTTACACCCTCGCGAAATCCTGCTCGCCATGCTTGGAAAGGTGTTGCATTAGTGTAGCTCTCAGAATAGTTATCGTTAAATTGATAGTACTTGTCGTCAAAGCAAAATTCAACTAGGCCTTTAGTATCAGCAGGATCACTATTTTCATGTGTACGCATGTTGTTTACAAACTTACGTGTCCATAGTTTTAACCCTCCGTTACCGTACATTAAACTGTTAACATGGATTTTACCACACCAACTGAATACGTGATCCGGCGTTAATCCTAACTTTTCTATATCTATTTCAACTTCGAGAAATTTTGGATCAACAATGTTATCAGCATCTACAGTAACAAAGTATTCTGTTTCGCTCAATGCCGCGCAGGCTTTGTGTGCGGCATCGCTACCTTTAACTCCGTGTACACGTTTAGCCCACGGCGCCTTTGTCAGCAAGTCTGCGTAATTTTTTTCGGCATTATCTTCATCATAACTGAGGAAAATAATATCCTGATCGATAATTTTAATTTTGTTCATTTATAATTAATCCATAACTTTGAAAATATATCTTTGATGATATCGAGATCTTTTTAATTTGATGTTCAATATTACTTATGAAAGGAACATGCACTTGAGGATTTTCTATCAAGGTTGATACATCTATCATAATGCTTCTTATTAAAAAATCAAAATCGTTTTCTAACATTACAAAAAACACTGTAGTAGTGATCATACCTTTAGATACTCGGAGCTTTGCTTCATCACTCAATTGGAATACCCACTCGCTATCTAGGCTGTTCCAAGTGACTATTAGTTCGGTGTCCTTATTAGGGGGATCTGTTATCCATTCGAACACATTATTTCGAAAACCGTAATGCTGGTCTGCTGATGGTATAGCTACTAGTTTATTTTTACCTTCGCTATCTTTAGCATAGCCAATAGTATGCTCTCGTGCATTTTTAACTTCGAGCATAAAATCTGCATATTCTTCAAATGAGACTTCTAAGCTATGTTCATCGTTTTTATTTTTTTCATTTGACACACTTAAAATCTTGCCAGTCTTTTGATCATAATGCAAATAGTATTTTTGAATTATAGGGACCGTACGTTTACGAGCCATGTGCTAACTCCTCTAATCGAGAAAGTGTTCGTTTAGATATAAAGTTTTTTTCAACATAATGAAATAACTTAGTCTGTTTGATATTGCCGACAATCAGTTCACCTTTAGTGTTTAGTACATACGAAACAGTGTCTTGCCAACTGTATGCGTTTACTATCCATCCTTGCAATGGAGTTTTCATATGGATGAACTCTAAAGGACTGCACACATCAACAGCATCATCTAAACCAGATATTTCTATTGCTATCGCGGCAGCTAGATCCATACTAAGCCAATCTTGATATTTTAGTGGAGCAAACTTAGAATAACACCATTGCCAATTATTACAGACGAATTCTAATACTTTATAAAAGTTGTGAGCAACTTCCCCTTTCTTAAAATAATGTAATGCAAAATATGGGTTTGGTAAATTGTTTGCAATAAATGCTTTTCTATGAAAAATATCTACTTCAATATGATCCAATTTATAGTTTTTTATTTTAGAAAAAAAATT